ATTAGCAAGAACATCTACAAATAGATATGAGAGTGTATTGATTGCGGATGCTACGTTGGCACATGCTGGAGATGCTAAATCATCAATAACGGTTGGATCAAAGTATCTTGTTACCGATGAATACTGTGGAACATAAACTGAATCTGATGGAGTACCGTTTCCAATTCTCCACTTTCTCATCGCATAGATTGCTAGTTCTCTAGCATATTCAATCGCACGAATAGTTTGAGTGATTTCGTAATCTACTAGATCAATCTGACCTGCGGAGATATACTTCTTCGCAGCTTCAATTGTATTATAGTTACTACCATATTCTAAGTCTCTACAAATAGCATTCAGGAAGTGACCAATATCTCTACGGCACTTGGCATCACTTACTGGAATGTTAAAACTTGGGTATGTTTTTTGTGTAACCACACCATCGATGGTGCAACTGACAACAATACCAGCAAGTTGTACTATGCTATCTTCTGTTAGTGTAGCAACTGGGATAGAAGTTGTAATAGTTGCTTCACCAGTTACAACATTATCATATGTAAAACCAGTTATATTATAAGCAGTTCCGCCAAATGTTACTGTTCCTCCACTCACATAGGTGTGAGCAAATCTTGATGTCCCGATGTAAATTTTGAATTGAACACCACTAATTCCATATACTGGGAAATATTCTTTCTTAAACTGATCGTTGATCTTTCTTACAACTTCATCAGCAATAAAATCTACGTTGTTTCTAATCTGTAGGCAAGCATCTTGGTATCTTCTTGCTACTGGAGTTGCTACTGGAAATTTGTTTGGTGAGTTTAGTAGAGAAAGAGTAATTGATCTTGAGTAAGACTTTACAGTAGCAAATTGTCCAGGATCAAAATTAGCATCTACTGTTACTGTAGTCTTCTTTGGAATAACGAATCTTCTCGCTCTTCCATCAGCATCTTCAATTACCTTATAGATTCTTTGCTTTCCATTTAAGAAAGAAAGATCTGGAGATGATGTTGGTAGGTTTGAAATAAAGAGGAGTTCCATAATCACCAAAACCACCAGTAGCAATTTCTGGATCTCCCTGCTTCGAAAAATCAATTCTTACGATAGGCAACGCAGATGTGATATCATAATCTACCGATACAACCTCACCTTCTGCTCTAATTGAAACAATATCTGTTGAAATAAATTCGAATGCCGTTCTTAAAAAAGTAAATGCTGCAGTTCCATTTGTTACAACACCAGTAGTATGTGAAGGAGCAGACGATCCAGAAGTACCAGCGGTAGTTACAGTATATACATTATCTACAGACCAAACTATTTGACCCAAAGTATAAGCAGTATTTGGAGTAAAACTTACAGATCCAATACCAGCATACTGAAAAGTTTCTCCTGCGTTGAAGCTTCCGCTAACAACACTAAAATCTACAGTACCATTTACATAAGCACTAGCTCCAGTAGTTCTTTCAAATGTTACTGATGTAAGAAGTCCAACAGCACCAGTATTGACGCCAATTACTCTCTGACCAGCGGTTAATTCAGAAAGACCAGTATTTGTTTGATATGTGGCACGGAATTTTTCTGGTCCAAAAATTTGATGACCTACTGGAAAATCTACACCAAAATCACCATTTGCTGTGTAGTCAATTTCAATACGCTGCTTATCGTCAAAGACCATGGCATAATCCCAGGTCGCAATAGCATCACCATTAGAATCTACTTTGTCTCTATATGTTACACCAGTAACATAGTTCTTATCACCAAACTTAAAGATATGCTTACGTGGATTATTTGGTCTAATAATTACAAGACGTAAGTTATCACCAACAACCGAGCAGTCTGGTGGAAGTGAAATGGGGTTATCTTCTACATAATCACCACCAGAAATAACAATAGTTTCTTTAACACCAGGAGTTGTCCAGGCAATTTGTGCCGCTTTTTTAATTGTTCTTACTGGATTAACAGCAGAACGACCATCATTTAAATCACTACCAATTTGTTCAGAAACATAAACACGTCCTCCAACATCGTTTGTTGCCAGATTGAGAACATATTCTGTAGTAGCAATCTTGTCTGATCTATCACCAAATTCTGGTGTAATTGATCTTGGGAATATACCAGACTGACCACCCTGATTATAATAAGGTTGATTTACATCAGATGCTCTAATACCAATATGCTTAAATTGAACTTCTCCATTTGCAGCAATCCCATCTGTATGCTGTGGAGGAGTAGTTCCAGTAGTTCCAGTAGTTAATGCCTGATAAACATTAGTATTGTGATAACGATATTGACCCTGCTGCACAATAACTCCAGCAGACCAGGGAGTACCGCCATTATTCAAATATGTTTTTAAATTGGGTGCCCTAAACTGAGCATCTGGGGTAACAAAGTTTTCAATATCAAGATTTAGAATTCTTGCAGTATCAGAAATAATAGAAGTTGAAGTTCTGATAGCACCATTAATATCAAGTTCGAAATCTACAGTATCAAGAAAAGCATCTGCTGATGCACCTTGTCCGTTTCCCCCAGTAATAGTTACTGATGGAGCAGTAACATACCCTGCACCAATATTATCTACAAGAATAGCTACAACTTTCCCGTCACTTATCACAGCAGAAGCTAATGCTTGAACTCCGCCATTTGGTGGAGCTGATAAAGTAACAGTTGGTTGTACAGTATAACCAGAACCTTGATTGTTTACAACAATTCTGTCGATTCTATTACCAGTTCTATTAATACCAACACGAGGCAGAGTTGTTGCGGAGTCAAGTTGCGCTCTTAGAACCTCCTTTTCATTAGATCCAGAACCAGAACGAATCGTTAATTCATTACTACCGATTAGAGAAGGATTAGTAGCTTTAATTTGTTCTCTATCGGAATTAAACTGAAAACTCATTGTACTATCCAGCCTCTGCCGTAGGTTTTATTCTTTTCTATTTATCATCAAGTCCAAGTGATACTCACGACTTTTATATACACAATCCATTTGATGATGGTAGTTGTTCCAGCCCTTACAGTAGAATAACTGTATCTATTTGCAGAACCAGTATCAAATGGTTCTATTGTCCAAGTTTGTCCTTCTGGAATACTATCTTTTATTATTGTGGTCATGGAAGATAATTCTAAAACAGATCCAGTAGAACCAACTGATACAGAACTTTCAATCTTTGAAGATAAATGACCACCACCAGTATCATTAACAGCAATTACATTTGCCGTAATAAAATTGAGTGTATTTGAAGGAAGAACAATTTGACTTCCAACATCATCCAGGGAAAGAATTGATGTATTTAATCCTCTTAAGATATAATAAGACGTTGAACTATCTTGATAAAAAGAATTTTTTACTTCGAGAGAGTTTGCATTTTTAATATCTTTGTTGTTATTAATTAGTTCAGTATTTCCTACGGAAAATCCGCCTACAGAATCTAAAGTTTTTAAGTTTGATGCCATTTTTACCTCTTGATTATATTACTGATGACAGTAACTTTTATTACATTACCAGAAGATATAGCACTATCTAATGTAAATGTGACACGAACATTATTACTTGCGTTGAAATCAAAAACACAAGAAATTAATTCTGCGCCAGTTTTTACATTACCAAAATCTGTAAAGAATATATCCGTTCCTTTATCTATAACAGAATACTCTATAAATTCTTTATCTCCAGTTGTTTCATTATGTGCGATGATTTGAACTTTTGCTGAAGTGTGTAATGCTGGATCATAAAGAATCGCACTTCCAGTATTAATAGTATTTCTTACTAAATCTACTTTTGTTGTGGAAATTTTATAATCGGCAATTTCTAATTCCTTTAGTTCATTATCAAATATTTTTACACCGTTATAAACTCCAGATCCAAATCCTAAATTATAATAAATGTCTCCAGTATCAGATAATCTTAAGAGTGGATCATTTGCTAATCCACTAGAAAGACCAAGATCTAGATTATCTTTAGTTGTAGAAATAAATGTACTAGTTGAAGAAGTATCAATAGAAGCTGCTAAACTATTGAATGTAATATATTGAGCATTTAAATTTAAAGTATTAGAAGTTACTGAATTGATAGTATCGATAGTATCGAGTTGAATATCATTTTCGGTAACTCTTAAAGTATTACTTCCATTATTATAGAAGTATAAAATATTTTCATTAGAACCAGCAGAAAGTTCTGGAATAATGTAAGTGTTTCCATCTACATCACGAACTCCACCAAGAGAAGACCAGTTAGTTCCGTCATATCCTTCATACTGAAGAATAGTTGTGTTAAATCTAATTGATCCAGCAGCAGCATTTCCCCTTTCGTTACTAGTTCCAACAGGAATAACCAAAGAAGTTGGAGAACTTATTGTTACTTTTTTTCCAGTATTTGGTTGGATTAATAAATCATTTATCTTTGTTGAAATTGTATTACCTGATAATGTAATCTCATCATTCACAACCAACGAAGTTCCTCCAAGGGGAGCAATACGAACCTCTGAAATTTCCTCAAATGTTAGAGGAGCAACAGCAGTAACAAAAAATTTTAATGTCGCAGTTCCATCAGAAAAATTATTGCCAGTTGTATCAATCGGTTCATTTCCAGAAGTTCCTGTTACACCACCACTAACAACTTCGTAAATATTGTTTCTGTATTTTAAATACTGACCAGTTGTTACTGGTGTATTTGATGACCAAATAGTACTATTTGGAGATGATGTGTTTAATGAACGTATCTTCTTTACATTTGCAAATTCTTGATATTCTGGAGTAAATTTTACTGTATTGATATTATCGTTAAAAAACCATAGGGTGTTATCATTTGATCCTATAGTTTGTTCGGCAATAATATAAGTGTTTCCATCTAGATCTCTAACGCCACCCAAAGAAGACCAAGAAGATGTTGAAGAACTATAACCTTCATATTGATTTGTATCTGTATTGAATCTAATAGATCCACTTTCTGCTATTCCTAAAATTGGTCTTTGTGCTGTACTTCCAGATGGTATGGTAATAGCTGTTGTATTGTTTATTTTAACTGTTCTTCCTGTTGGAGGTGAAAGAACGATTCCGTTAGTTCCAGATGTTGATATTGTATTCCCAGAAATTGTTAGAACGTCATTAATATTAAGAGAATTTGTTGTTTTTATAACACCAGACGTGGTTAAATTTCCATTTGTTCCAGAGACAGTTAAAAATGACGATACTGATAAATTACCATTAATTATTGATGGAGAATTTAAAGTAATATTACTTGGGGAAACTATTGTTGTTGTTGTTAAATTCGTAGTAGAAATAGTAGGACAAGAGATTGTTTGATCTACTAACAAATCATCAAATGATGCATCATTTCCAATAAATGCTAATGCAGTAACAGATCCACTTTCGATGTCCAAGGATATTACAGATTCTTCATCAATTTCATTAATTAAAATTTCAAAACCACTTCCAAAAGTTCTGGGATTTACTGTTTCTACTGTTATTAAAGCCTCTTCAAAATCTTCCCCTCCCTCATCGACGTGAGCAATATTATTAAAATCACAAAAATAATATAAATTAGGAGTATTTTCTGTAACCTTTAATGATAGTGCTCCTGGGCTAATTGTAACACCATCTGTATATGTCAATCCTCTAAAGTTTAATACAGCACTTCCACTTACAATTGGTGAGGTATCTAATATTACTGTAGTTGAATTTGGGACGGATAACACCTTTGTATTATTTCCAATAGTTCCAGTACCAGAACTTTGCGTCACATTCATTCCAGGGAGAATATTAGTAGTATCTGGAACAGTTATACTTGTTGAAGATATTGATAATGTTGTACTTACATTTTGAATATAACTTGGTCCCCAAATTCCATCCCTATATTCACTTAAAGCAAATACATGTGAAGTATTTGAACTATCTGAGAGATCAAATTTATATGTATCGCCAACATAAACATCCCAACTAGGAGTTAATTGATACCCATTACCATCATCTAAATCTATTAAATATCTGAATGACCAATCCGACGCTGTTGATATAGTATATACATTATTATAATCATCATTTTTTACAACTTGATCACCATCTTCAAATAAATCTACCTGATTTGTTTCTGTGATAATATAATCTATATTTGATCCACTTAAAACTTTTTTATATACGGCAAATTCTGTATTGGAGGATGTGGATGTTACTAATAGTGTAATATCATCTGCTGGTGTTGTACCACCAACCAAAGTCCCGCTAATTGTTATAGTATCTCCAGATCTATATTTTGTTCCAGCTGATCCAGGGGATACTATAACAGAAGCAACATCGCCAAATGTTCCTCTAGTTACTGTAAACGTAGCTCCTGTTCCAAATCCACTTGTAGTTGAAGCAACAGAAGTATAAGTAGTATCAGCTGCTCCAGCAATAATAGTTTTACTTGAAACAGTAGAATTTATAATTGCTCCATCTAACTTTTTAATTAAATCACCAATAGAAAAAGAAGTTCCTATGAGTGAAGAAAAATATAATTTTTGAACATTAATATTTTTGACAAAATATGTGATCTCTTGCGATAAATCTGAAGCATTAACTCCAAGTTGATCAGAAACAGAATATCCATTTCCACCTTCTGATATTGAAACTGAACTTATTACTCCTGGTTCTCCAACTGTATAAGAAAATGCTTGAACTGGGATTCCGAATGGGGGAACAAAATCAAGAGTAGCGTCTCCAGCAAGTAATGGCGTTGAGGAAAGAGTTATAGTATTATCACTTGTACTTATTGATGATACCCTTGTTCCTAATGCTATTTGACCATTTCCAGAAGTTTGGGTAACTGTGGAGTTTAAAAAAATTCCATCCAGAGATGAAACAACAATTTCTGTTAAAGTTCCAGATGATCTAAATGATAATGTAGATGCACCAGAACTACTTGGATTTTGAGAAAGAACAATCGTGGTTGGAGTAACAGAAACAACAGTTGTTCCCAAAACGATAACACCAGCATCTCCTTGTCCAGAAAACACATTCATTCCAGCAACAATTCCTTCTGTAGATGCTACAGTAATTGTATTGGAAGCACTATTTAATGTAGATGTAACCCCAGTAACTTCTCCTTTTAAATTTGTAGTAACACCAGTTTTTGTTCCTGGAAATGTTAATACATCATTAATAACATATCCAGATCCTCTATCATTAAATGTAAAAGTTGCTGGTTGACCAGGATTATCTGAAGTAATCTCAAATTGAAAATCAGATCCAGAACCACCAAGACTTGAATTACTAACAGATAAAATATCACCAGTATTGTAGTTATTATTTCCATTACTTGTTATAGTAACAGAAGTTATATTTCCTCCAGGTGTCCCAGCTCCAGGAGAAGCAACAAAAATTGTTGCTAGACAACCAGTTCCATTACCACCAGTTAGTGGAACATTAGTATATGTTCCAGGAACATAATTGTTGCCCTCATTTAAAATAAGTCCAGTAACACCCCTAACTATAAAACTCGCAGTTGCTCCAGTTCCCAAACCACCAGTTAAATTAATACCAATATATTGACCTTCTTTGTATCCTCTTCCAGATGAAGTTATTTCTCCATCATACTCAATTACTGTGAAATCGGCAGTAGCACCAGTACCAGTTCCACCAATTAAATTTACATCGGTATAAGTGCCAGCTCCATATCCAGAACCATAATCAACTACGGTAAATGATGATGGACTATCCAGTAATTTTCTTCTCTCAACAATAAAATCTTTAAAAGAATAAGTTCCAGTATTGGAAAAATCTATTGTTTTCTTTCCATTACTTACAACACCGATGGTGCTAAGTGATGGTTTGTATATTCCAAGATCTGTTTCGGAAACAAAAGCAAGAGATGGTTCTATTCTAGTACCATCTCCAAGTTTTAAATTACCAGTAGAAAGATCGCTACCTCCAGCAGTAATATTAAAAAGCGATGTTCCAATCTGATTAATCTTCTGCCTCTGCTGCTCAAAGGTATCAGTTCTGGCTACTTGAATTGCTGGCATGTTTAATTAACTCTCTAAGTAAAGTTTTGATCTCAGAAACTTCATTCTTCAACATATTTATGTCTTCTAATGCGGAATTGAGGTGTTTTGATTTTCGCCTCGCTTCAATAGCAGATGCATCCAAATTCAAGATGGCACCTGTGTTTTGGTCTCTGACGAGACCATCATGACCACTAACTTTGATATAGTCCATACGCGGAATCAGAATGATGCTACAGCACGAATATCTTGAATCTTAGGAACATATGCTGGATCAACAGACTTCATAACAATCTTGACAGCAAATGATGAAAATTCTGGAAGATCTGAAACACTATACTTCAAATCTTGGTATGAAGATTGTTTCTCCACAATACTAGAAATGCTATTCTCTGGGGTAGCAATCTCTGCCGTATCTGGTTGACCATTACCATTAAAATATACCCAATCAATATCATCTAGAGTTTCTTGACTTGATGCCTTCTTGAACTTATAAAGAACTTCAATATTTGAAATTTCTTTAGTTGTTGCAGTTAAGTAAACATCAATTGAAACTCCTGGATTGCTGATAGCAATTTCCTTCGTGATATACTTGGCAATAGATGATCCATTTTTAGATGTATTTTCTGGAACAAAATCTATTCCATTTGTATATTCAATACTTCCAATTTCCAGTAGTAGAGCTTCTCCATCTGGTTGGTTTGGATATTTGATATAATCTCCAACACGGAAAATATCAGTCAACTGATCATTAACATCTGCATTTCTATTAAATGTCTCGCTGTCGATAATTCTTCCATAAAAATCATTATCAATTGGTTGATTATCAACTCTTAAAGTCAACTGTTGAGTCTTGTTATTCCAAATAACAGATTTGCCTGTGATAATGTTATCGTATGTTTGTAGAATGTTTGATGGATTTCTAGCAACGATCGTTGCTGCATCGTCAATTTCAACAAATACCTGAGATGGATTTGTGCTAATAGTAACACTAGTTAATCCTGGCTGATCACCAAGAGAAACTGTTTCTCCTCTTTGGAATATTGTTGATGTTTTAACACGAACCCATACTTTAGATCCTTCTACTTTAGCAATAACACCAACTGCTTTAGATGCAAGACCTTTAATTGGTTGATCATTCTGAATTTCTACACCAGCTCCAGCAAGAGTAAATTGATAGATCTGATAGAAAGTAACAATTTGATCTCTTCTTCCAAATCTATCTTCCTTACCAGAAGCATTTTCTACTCTATTCGAAATCGCTTTTACGCTGCAACTAGAAAGATCAATAACTGGAGATAAGTGAGATACTGATGATGATAGAACCAGTTTATATGATAGAGAATTATCTAGATTATTCAGGGTTTCATTAATATCCGAAGCAATAACTTTTTGATTTGAGAAGTATTGTGGTTCATTTAAGAACGTTTTTTCATACTCTGTTTGAGAATAAGAAGTATAATTTGTCGTATTAGAATCTACAGGAACAATATTAGTAGTTTTAACTGTTGATTCAATCTTTGTTCCAGTAAATGTCAAGTATTGAATTTGTGGATATAAAGTTTCAAACTTTCTATTATAAGATGCATAGACTTGATTACCACCACCAATAACATTACCAGATGCTTTGATTGGCGAAGTAATGTTATAGCTGTCAATTCCAGCGTTTGATACTTGGAACAATCTTGTGTTGAGTGCTTCTGAAGTTATTCCTCCAGATTCCTTAGCACTTCTGAAGAATACGTAAGAATCTCCAGAATCTTCAAAACCATTATCTCTGTGATTTACCTTTACAATTTGATTGTTGTTTCTGAATAGTTTTGATGTAGCATTAGTATTTGCGGTAGCATTAGTTTCAAATGGATTGTTTTCGAGTAATTCATATCCCAATCCCTCATTCTTAAGAACCAACTCAGCACTTCTTTCAATAGCAAATTCTGCTCTGTATAGTCTAAACTTAAGATCTTCGAAGATGTCTTCGGTCCAGTTGTCAACATTCTGTGATCTATATACAGATCCAAGAGAAGGTTGAGTGGTAATCACGGTACTGGTTGCAATATCAATTTCTCCAAGTCTCGATGACCACAATTCGTAATCAACAGAATCAGTTTCTACTGCGAGAGCATATTCTGTATCATTTTGTAGGTAAATTGGATGCTCAAACGCAAAGTGTGTTGGTACTGTGGATGCTGTGACACCCTCTATATCAACCGCTACGCCCATTCTAACCGCTGGGGTATCGATCTCCACAAACGTTTGTAATTCGCACCCTCCAGCGCCATTACCGATGCCTCTGATGACAACTGATGGTGGCTCTGTGTATCCAAATCCATTTAATGATATTTCGGCGTTGTAGATCTTTCCATCAGAGATTTCTACACGAGCACTAGCAACTGATCCTCCTGGTAACTGAGGACTTTCAATTGTCAATACGGCACTCTCATAATTAATTCCTGGATTAATAACTCGGATTCCAGAAACTTTGCCACTATCTTTTGCGATAGTTAGTTTCAGTTGAGCACCATTAGAAGCATTAAATGAAGTTACTGATGGAATCAGTAGATCTTCATTTGGTCTGAAAGAACGACCGTTGTGATTTGTTAGAACAAGAGTATAAACTTGCTCATTTGTCAAACTATACTTTCCAGTAGAAGATGCTACTACTTCGATACCATTCTTATCAATAATTTTTTCAATCGGACCACTAGCAGCAGAACTTGCTCCAGTAACGTATTCTCCCTTTGTAACACTAAGATTGCCATTTGTGTAGCACTTAAGTAGTGTGAATGGAGATAGGGTCTTCTCTGTTCCAGGAAGAATGTTCTTTCCTGGCTTATCAGAATCTACATTAGTTAGATATACCTTTACTGGTATTTGATTACTCTTATTTTTGAAAAACAGATCAACACCAGTAACAAATAAACCACCATCATAGTTCTCGATTTTGAATGTTTGAGCTAGTGGATTTGGTCTTACTGGATTGTCGGTATTGCTATCTACAAACTGCACACCTTCATTTGCTTTGAAGAATGCTGGTTTTGTTGATACTATTCCAGATGGATTTTCTGGAAGAATGCCAGTAGCATAGTACTTAACTTCTGCATAAGTGTCTACTGATAGTTTATCTGCATCTGTAGCACTTGATGTAAATCTGAATGTTAGGATACCAGTAGTTACTCGTATTTCTTCTGCGGATGTATCATAATCTACAGTATCTACATCTCCAGTCCACACAGCATTTTCTCTTGGTGGTAATCCTGCTGGAATAAGAACAATACCACTTGCGTTGCCATTCTCGTCAGTTGTTACAGATCCATTAAATGCAGATGGAGAATTACCAGCAATTCCAGTAAATCTTAGATCTGGGTTTACCCAACGATTAACATTTCTTCCTTCTAGGAAGACAGAAATGTTTGTATTTGGCTTCATTCTCCTAATGACAAACTTAACTGGAACACTTCTTGCAAAGAACTGTAGTGATGTTGAAACAACATTACCGCGAACGGTCTTTGTTTGAACTCCTTTAGCAACCTCATTATTTTGAGGACTAATATTTGATGAACTTGCTACAGATGCCATACCAACAGTAGCAATTGCTTTCTCTGTATTATTTTCTCCAAGAGAATTGATAGCAGTAAATGATGAACTTGCACCAATCCAATTTACAACAAATGAATTGTGTAAACTGGAGAGGCTTTCTTTTACGTTATCTTTCGCTATAAAAATCTGATACAGGTCAGTATTAGTATCAACAATTACTGGTTCGATGCTGTCATCATACCATTGATCAATACTTGGGGATATTTGAGCATCTCCAACATATTGAAGAACAACAAATGGATTTGGATTTAAAGTTTTGGAAGCAAATCCATTTCCTAGTAGTTCCAGACTCGTGTATGGAAGAGTTACAATATCGCCAGATTTTTTATATCCAGAAACAACTCTTTGATCTTCTCTTACATTCACTTCTTTTAGAGTGAATGAATTCTCTTTTGATTGTGGGCGAAGAACAGATTGCTGGGTGTCAATAGCACATTGGTAATCAAGTGATGCTAGATTGCCAATCCTATGTGATTCAAAATTATCTACAAAGAATCCACTCTTAAATCTATCAAATCCAACTTCATCCTTGATCTGCATGTTTAATGCTTGTTGCTCTAGGATACTCAGCGATGTGTAATATTCCAAACGTTCGATACGCTTTTCGAGTTTACCAATATCTCTCATCGTATATCTACGATTATCTACTGGAGTAACTCTTACATCTTTGCTGCTTAGAGTAAATGCTGGGATGTAAACGTAGAATAGAGGAATCGCATCATCGATGAGATCTGGTTTGGTTGGGTTGAGTGATGAATTTCCTTCCTTAACAATAAAATCGCCTCTCTTATCTAAGAATACGCCATCAATTCTATCAAGATATTGGACTTGACTGAATGAAAGAGTATATTCTAGATTACTATCAGATGCTGGTGAGCTAGCAATAACTGCTCCTGCTCCAGAGAATCTTCCATTCGTCACAGATAGTGATGAAGTATTCTGGAATCCAGCAATAATCGAATTGCTATCAACCTTTGGTCTAAAGTCAATTACATTCTTCAGATTGACAATACCATGAACAGAAGAATCAAATGTTGGAATTTCGTCCTCCGTAACTCCAGCCTCATGTAAGTAACTATCAATTACACAGAAGTCTCCTTGTGACTGCTCAAAGTAATCAAAGGCAATAACTAATTGACCAGAAGTTGGATTGTATCCTGGTTTTAGAACAATTCTAGAAACGTCATAAACTGTGTCTCTTTGTCCATTATCAAAAGTGAAGCGATCAGTTACATCTGTTCCTGAAATTAGATTACCAGCACTATCAATTTCTGGTGGTTGTGCGCTGGTCCCTTCGTAAATATATCTGAGTTTATATGCATCGGAATATGATAGGATCTCTACAATTTCACTATCATAATCTGTTCCTCTGAAAGGAACAACTCTATCGCCAGAAGATGAAACAACAATTCTCTTATTCTTAATTGCTGTTTTCAATCTTGGTTTTGCATTTACAACCTCAAGAGTTGCCGTTAATTTTAACTTAGGGAATGTTCCATTATTTGGAATAGTTCCAAAATAATCTGATGGTAAGCGAAGACTAATACTACCAGAAGTTAATCCACTTGCTGTATCAGTTGCAGATGAAATGACAACGGCATCGGATTCAATATAAATGATATCTCCTTTTTCAATATTTGGAGCATCACCTGGATCCAATACTGTGATGACATAATTATTTTCCGAGAATGAAACAAATCTTTGTGTTCCAAATGGAAGTTGTGCAGCAAATGTAACCGTACCACCAGATGTCGAAGCTGTAGTAACAAAGTCTCTTCTGAAGTAGTATTTAATCTTTGTATCTTCAGAACCCGCAGAAATCTTTTTGATTTGCTTACTTCCAGTTGGGAACACCAAAGATCCAGAGTTTGCGTTCTGTACTTTTGGACGTAATCTAACAATACTAGTGGCAGTAACGTCTCCAGGCAGAGCTGTATCTAGATAGACTCTAGTTTTGAAGACACCTTCTCTTTGTGTGGCGTATTGTACAATTGCTCTAACGAGATCATTATTGGAATCAGAAAACTGAATAATATCACCTTGCTGCAGCAACGTAGTAGCATCAGCATTAAAACTCGTTGACTCTATAAATGAATATCCTTGAGAACCAAAGAAAGTAAATTCTGTTACGGATTTAATTTCTGCAAATTCTTGATTGTCAACGACAACATCTGCTGTAAAGATGTTAGCATTTCCAGATCCATATTGGCAACTTACAGACTTCACGTTTTGTGGATTGTAAGTTGTTACTGTGTTTCTGAATAATACTGGAACTACAGCAGCAGCAGATGCAGGATCTCCAGATCCAGAAGGATTGATTACTGTAACTGCTGGTGGTTGAGAGTATTCAACATTAAATGCACTTCTATTGTTTATAGTTGCTCTATAAATTCTGCCATCACCAGATCTCGAAAGTTCAATAACTGATGGGTCATACAGAACGCCATTAATTAATAGCTTTGCTCCTTGAGCATATCCAAGACCTCTATTTTGAACAACAAAATGAGATACTGTATTATCTTTGGCAATCTTTGTTGTATTGCCTAATTCATCACGAATTGTTTCTCCACTTGTAAATCTTCCAGATAGAGTCTTAACAAAAAGAATATTATTTGTGGAGTATGAACCAGATGCTGGACCCTCCACTACTCCATATGCTCCACTAACTAATCCAAAAATATAACTACCAGTAGCAAAAGATCCAGTCTCTGCTGGTTTATTTTCTAGAATAATTCTGGTATAAAATTCTGGATCAAAATAAGATAATCCAAAAACAGAATTATATGAGGATGTTCCATCTGGAAGTCTTCCTCTGGAAATAACTACATCTGTGTCTGAATTAAATCCAGATCCTCTCTTTTGAAGATAAAAATTGTTTGGTTTGACTCTTCCAATTACTGGAGTAATAGTATCACTATAATCTACAATAAATCCAAATTCATTTGCATCTGCAAGAGCATTTGCTGTAGTTGTGAATAGTTTTCTTTGGAATGCTGAGTCTCCAAGATCATATTCTTTCAGAACCAGTTCTAATTCATCTTTTGGACCATAGATAGTCAATTCTAAGAACTGAACTGCCTCTGTAGCATTAATGATAGGTCTATTGATTGTTGCATATGACAAAGACTTTATATTACCAAGAGCAGTTGGAGCTCCACCATCTCCTCTTGTTTTAATGTAATATAGTGTTCCTAAAAGATTCTCAAATGTTCCATCTGTAATTGATCCAATAGGATTTGTTGTGCTGGTTACTTGAATGGTGATGGTTTTGATACCATCATTTAACCCAAATGCTATTCCTCTTCTGTCTAAAGTTTGGCGATGATCTGTATCTGCCTCTGTATTATTTAATCCAATAGATCCATCATTAAAAGTTGAATGTAAGTAGATATATGGATATGCAGTTAAGTCAGCACCTTCTTTATTGAGAGGTACACTACCATAAACATTAGTTACACTAAAGGTTGGGAGACCTTTTGTTTTTAATGTAACATTATCACTTGAAAGACTCTCTCTTGCCTTATTGATTTCAAGATACTTTGTTTCTTTGTTTACGATTTCATATCCTTTGATATATGCTTTTCCAGGTCCAATGCTTGCCACCATTTTTCTGCTAGCTTCTGCTGCAGACAGACCATTAAATGTTCCAAAGATATCCGCAGCAAAAACTCCTCGATTGCCGTCTTTTTGAGCATACTCTCTAATATCTACAGAGAAATTATCAACAACATAATCGCCACTCTCATCGAAAGTTCTTCTTGCGAGAGTTTGTTCGAGTAAGTTATAGTTAGTTGGTGAAACCTTTTTCTGGATAGATCCCTTATATACAGTTAGAATCTGAATGAAATTCTTATCGGTAATTTCATTTAGAGAAAATCTTTTTAAAGATAGACTAATCTTTAATCTATGAGCACCTGGAGCTGTGTAATTTGAAGATCCAATAGAATTATCATATAAACTAGAATCTTCTTCTGGAGTAATAATCTGCTCATTAATATTAAATCCAACCTTAGCAGAAGGATTATCATAATATGGATCGATAACCAATAGTTCTGAATCATTTCTGACAAAATATCCATTCACAAAGTAAATACCTTCTTCTACTTTTACAGCAGAAGCATATCCCATAGCAGGACTATCCAAAGAGACAAATTCTCCGTTGTCTGGATTTTCTACTCTAATGCTTGTTGGAAGAACGCTACCATCAGTTCCAACAACCATTAGTGGAGTATTGATGCCATCAATTACTTCCAAGGTTTCTCCTTGGCGGAATTGAGATTCTGTATTCGAATCTCCACTAGTTAGATAATTTACATACAGAGTATCTGCAGAAGATTCAGTCGCAATTCTTGAGGAAAGAACCGTTGCAACCACACCAGAACTCAATCCTCTTAGTTGAGATCCAACTAATTGTGAAATATCATATTTTTTGTATACAATATCATTATTCTCATTCACAGCCACTTCAGAAACTGAAGATAGCTTAACGTAATCTAATTTGGTATTTAAACCAACCTCTCCAGGAACTACAAGATCTCCTTGTTTGAAAGCATACTTGCCAAAGCTTTCAACTTGATTTTGGAGGATAGATTGTAGTTGAGTTAATTCTCTACTCTGAATAGAGTAACCTGGACGGAATAGAATCTTATAAAAATTCTTATTCGCGTCAAAGTCCTCGTAATAAGGATTTACATTAAGGTTAGTCTTTTGAGGCATCGTACTTCGCCAAACACTAGTATCTAGTCCCTAATATTTAGTAGAGATAAAAAAAATCCCCCCAGATATCTGGAGGGATTTAATGAAACATTTATCGATCAGAATTCGATGACGAGTTTGATATCTTCGATTTGGTCTGGAGCACGAGTAATGAGACGACGGTTCTCTAGATAAATGATATCACCTGAGTTATTTGCAATCTCTGGGTTTGCTAGACCAGCAACAAAGGTTGATCCTAGTAAAGTCCCAGCATATGCTGTAGCAACATTTCCATCTGATTCTGACATACTACCAGAAATTACGTTAGCACCATTACTTTCAAATGCTCTTACAACACCGTTATCAGTATGTAGATCAACAGTTTGGATATACTTAAGAACTCCATTTGTAGTTGATCCAGAATCAAGAGTCCATGAAACAACAGTACCGTATGCAGTACCGCCAGTTACTGTCTGAGAAATTGTTTCATCTGGAACAAAATCAGCAGTAGCACCACTAATCTTTACTGCCTTGAGACCACTCAGAGTATCTGCAGTAGCAAAAGTAGTTGTGCCATAGTTATATGGATCTTTGATAATACCAATTCTACGGAAGTCGTTATCTACTGGGAAGTCTCCAGAACCTTCTGCGTATGTTAGACGAATATTCGTCATAACACGCTTGCCATTTAGTTCTAGCTCGTGATCAGAACCATGTCCGCCTTCTGGTGGAAGAACAACTTCTAGTGATCCTTTGCCGCCTGCAGGAGTTGCAACACCAGTAGTCAGTCCAACATTACTGAATAGATTGCCGTTGCTTAGAAGAACATTAGCATAAGTATATCCAGATCCACGAGCGGCAATCTCAGCAGAAGTAATTTCTCCACTAGCATTTGTGGTGAACATAATCTTTCCGCCAGTTCCATCGCCCTTAATTGAAGTATATAGAGTTTGTGATGCTGGTAAAGCAGTTCCGATATCTTCAATCAGAACAACATCAACTGCACCGTCAACCGCTAGTGCTTCTACGTTTGTTCTTGAAAGGTTTGATGGAAGAACAATAGGCATGAAGTCAGAGGAGAGGAACTTCAGAACATCATCGGTTGGGATGGTGTACATATACTTCCAAATATAACCAGCACCAGTTGTTTCTGTATAGAGACCATCTGCTGCGTTATAGTTTGCTCCAGCAGTTCTTGGCTCTTCGGTAGCATTTTGACCAGTTGCATTTGCTGGATTTTGACCATTATAGAGGCACTTAAATACCTCATAGTCAGAGTTCATTACATAGAACTTGGCATTAGCAATACTATCTTGTCCAGTTGCAGTTTGCTTACCAATTTGACCACCACCACCTGGAGTAGCAGAATAGTCAGGCTTCCACATGTCAAACTTGGGATTTGCAACTAAATCCCAGTTGTAACGACGAATAACAGTTCTTGCGTAAGAATCGGTAATTCTCTTGGCAGCAATAATTTCGTCGTATACGTTTAGTTTTTCTGTTTGGTTATCTAGAGGAAGAGGTGGAATATCTTCCGTTGCGTAACGATAAACACCAGTCTTTGCTGTGGCACCAGTTGTGGTAGAACCACCGTTTGCGGTTTCTAGAAGAGTGCTACCAGTAGGAGGAACAGAATTAATTCCGTTGCTTCCAAAAACGTCGGTTAGAAGAAGAGCATTTGAGTACACTTCAGCAACTGTAGCACGGAATGCTGTGGAACCATAAGTTCCAATAAACACTTCGTTGCCAACTGTAAAGTTTGTTGCTCCCTTTGAATATACTTCTAAGTATGATTTCCACGCTTGTGGACGACCCACAAAGAAATACATTCTTGAACGTTCGGCGCTAGTATCGGTAGCACCCTCAGTTAGCGATTCTAGGAATTGCTTCGCATTAAAAATTCTAAATTTATCAGAGATAATAGCAGCCATTTGTTTCTCGTTCCGACGTAATTTGTGCCTGAGTTATTTATATTTATGCAGTTATTTAGTT